TCGTGAAGACTACAAGCCCTATCAGTCAATGATTGATGGTCGCATGATAGAGGGCAAGAAAGCCCATAGGGAGCATCTAAAGCGTAACAACTGCATAGAGGCAGGTGATATGCCTATAAAGAATCCCGAAAGACCTAAGGATAATTTGAAAGAGCATATAGCAAGAGAAGTTTACAACAAATTGCGTTATTAAGTTTAAGTAATCGACACATAAACCATTCATGTCGATAAAAAACAGTTTCATCAACACAAGGAAAGCAAAATGGAAAACCAGACTACTCTGGAAGAGCCAATTAGCCTTCGAGATACAATCGAAAATGCTATTGAATCAACAGAATCAGCAGTAACAGAAAATACGACCTCACAGGACGCTGTAGAAAGCGATAAAACTTCTCGCCCTAGGGATGAGTCAGGTAAATTCGCTAAAACCTCTCAAAACGCTTCAAAAGAGCTTACAGAGGCATCTGATGACAATGTTGTAGAAAATGATACAAATGTAGCAGAAATAACTACAAAACCTCGTCCTAGTTCTTGGAAAAAGGACTATGAAGAGCATTGGGGTAAGTTAGACCCAACTTTGCAGGATTATATTCAGCAAAGGGAAGCTGATTACGCTAAAGGCGTTTCAACTTACAAGAATCAGTGGGACATGGCTCAACCATTAGTCCATGCGATAGAGCCATTTATGCCTTTATTGCAAGAACACAGTATTGAGCCATCTACATGGATAAGTAATTTAGGTAAAGCTCATGCAACCCTAGCTATGGGTTCGCCAGAGCAAAAGCAACAAATGTTTGCTCAGCTTGCTAATGACTATGGCATTAACTTAGGCTCTATAACTGGCCAAGGTTACGACCCACAGTTCTCACAATTAGCACAAGAGTTGAATCAAATAAAGAATCAATGGACTAGCTTTCAAAGCTCTCAAGAGCGGATAGAGCAAGCCCAATTGCAGAATGAGATTTCGTCATTTAAAGATGACAAGCCTTATTTTGAGGAAGTTCGTGAAACCATGGCTGGATTACTCCAAAGCGGAATGGCAAACGACCTTCAATCAGCTTATGACAAAGCTATCCGATTAAACGATGATGTATTTCAGAAAGTAAACGCTACACAAGCGCAGAAATCCGAGGCAGCTCAACGAGAAAAGGTAGCAGCCGCAAAAGCAAAGGTACTTTCACCTAAGTCAACAACGCCTACAGCGTCAATGTCTAGTGGTGGTAAGTCCGCAAGTTCCGCTAGAGATGCAATTATGCAAGCTTTTGAACAGCACTCTAGTGGTTTAATCTGACAATAAATAAGGAGTGACATTATGGCTTTTGCCAATTCAACCGTGTCAGACATTATTGCAACTACCATCCAAAGTCGTAGTGGCAAACTGGCTGACAACGTAACATTAAACAATGCGGTTTTAGACCGTTTACGCAAACGTGGTAACGTACGCCCATTCTCTGGCGGTAACGTGATTTTAGAAGAAATCATGTACAACGACAGCAATACAAACAACACTAACTCATACAGCGGTTACGAAACTCTGAACATTGCGCCTAACAGCCCAATCTCAGCAGCTCAATTCTCTATCGCTCAATATGCGTCTGCTGTTACCATCTCTGGCTTGGAAATGTTGCAAAACAGTTCTAAAGAGGCAATCATCGACTTGTTAGAAGGTCGTGTACAAGTTGCTGAAGGTCAATTGATGAATCGTATCCAAACTGACATCTACGGTGACGGTACTGGTAACGGTGGTAAAAACTTAACTGGTTTGGCTGCTGCTGTTGCAGATAGTCCTTCAACTGGTGTTTACGGTGGTATTAACCGTGCAACATGGTCATTCTGGCAAAACCAAGCTTTCTCTGGCGTAACCAATGGCGGTGCTGCTGTTTCTGCTGCTAACATTCAATCTTACATGACTCAACTAGCTATTAAATTAGTTCGTGGTCAAGATAAGGCTGATTTGATTGTAGCTGACAACAACTACTACTCATTGTATGTAAACTCATTGCAAGCTATTCAGCGTGTAACATCTGCTGATGAAGGTGCTGCTGGTTTCGCATCATTGAAATTCTACGGTGGCGGTACATCTGCCGACGTAGTATTAGGTGGTGGTATTGGTTCTCAAGCAACTGCAAACCACATGTGGTTCTTGAACACTAACTACATCTACTTCCGTCCACATACAGACCGTAACTTTGCCCCTATCGGTGGCGAGCGTCAATCTGTAAACCAAGACGCTGTAGTTAAACTAATCGGTTGGGCTGGTAACTTAACTAGCTCTGGTCCACAATTCAGTGGCGTTCTTAAGGCTTAAGGGGAAATAACATGGCATATTCAGTAACCCCACTTGCTGGGATTGATTTGGTTGACACGATTACAGCAGTAGAAATTGCTGCTGGCGCACCTGTAAACGCTTTACTTGGTACTCAAGTATGGGGTTCAGACGGTCGTCGTTATGTTTTTGCAAAAGCAAGTGATTCTATTGCAGCATCAGATACAACTTGCTCTATAGATGCAACTACATTTGCAGCAACTAATGTTGGCGGTACATACGATTCACCAGCAACAGCAATGGTTGTTGGCGATTACGGTTGGTTCAGCGAAGCTTCAGTGTAATATAAAAGACTCTCACCTCTTCGGAGGTGGGTTTCTAGGTAGTTTTCATTCCGAGAGCTATCTACAAACCCCAAACCACTTTGGAGATTCAAATGCAATACAATACCGATGTAAATAACCCCGATTCACGATTGAATGTGAAGTTCTATCAACGAGCAGTAAGTAACGAGTTCAAGAGTGCTTTAGAAGGCCGTCCTATCATGGAAATGGCAGACTTTATTTTAATAGAAGTCCCAGGCAACACTCACACAGTAATTGACACCTTTGCGGCTAAAGAACATAAAGACCGCTTCCCTATACAATGGGCAAGGTATCAAAACGAAAAAACAGATGGCGATATTGAAGGCACATTGCTTCACGATTGGCCAGTTTTAAATGCAGCTTCAGCGGCAGAGTTAAAACACTTTAAATTTTACACAGTAGAGCAAGTAGCACAAGCGTCTGACGCTCAATTAGGTGCAATGGGTATGGCAGCAGGTATGTCACCACTAGCTCTGCGTGACAAGGCAAAAGCTTTCTTATCTAGCGCCAAAGGCACAGCATTAGTTCAACAACAAGCAGACGAACTTCGTAAGCGTGATGAAGAGCTATCAGCAGTCAAGGCACAACTAGCAGAGTTAGCACAGAAAATGAATCAACCTAAAGCTGCGCCTAAGAAGGCTAAAGCAGAGGAATTAGAGGAATAATATGGCAACAACTCTCTTGGAATTAGTGCAACAAGCGTCAGCAGAAATGGGCTTGGCTGTCCCCAATGCGGTGGTAGGCAATACTGCTGCTGATGTTACTCAACTTTATTACTTGATTAATGCGGCTGGTAACGAAATTGCGAGAGAGTACCCATGGGAAGCTCTAAATGTTGAATACGATTGGTATTCACAATACTCTGAATCAGATGGTGCTATCATTAATGGCACTAGCGTAATTACAGGTGTAGACCCTGCTACAGTAGCGTTTATTAATGCAGCTGGCGCAGGTAACTTCCAAGTGCAAGGTGAAGGTGTCATTCAAAGCACACAGGTGGTGTCTGCTACTGGAACTACCGTTACAATCAATAGTGCTGCGACTAGCGATGGTTCAGGCAACTATGTATTTGGTCAAGTTATGTATGACTTGCCTACAGGCTTTGACCGTATTACAGACCGCACACAATACGACAAATCTAAACGCTGGGAAATGTTAGGCCCTGAAACACCACAACAATGGCAATGGCTCAAGTCTAGCTACATTTCAACTGGCCCTCGTATTCGTTGGCGTATCATGGGTCAGAAGTTTCAAATATGGCCACTTACATCTACTAACGAATATCTAAGCTTTGAGTACATCTCAACAAACTGGGCAACATCTGCCACAGGCACAACACAATTACAATTTTTAGCGGACACTGATACTTGTATCTACCCTAACCGTTTGATGGTGTTGGCGCTTAAAAAGAAATACTTTGAGATAAAAGGTTTTGATACATCATCATTCCAGCGTGATTATGATATGCAACTTAACATTGCCAAAGCAAACGATGCAGGTTCTGCTACACTATCACTAGCACCAAGAACAGCCAATGTCCTAATTGGTTGGGAGAACATTCCAGACGCTAACTACGGAGCTTAACAATGGCTATAGCTAAAAGAGCTGTATCACAGCCAGTATCATTACCAGCACCAGTAGGTGGATGGAACGCTAGAGATTCATTGGCAGCAATGAGTCCGCTAGACGCAGTTGTGTTAAATAACTGGTTTCCAGCTACAACAGAATGTGTAATGCGTAAAGGTTACACAAAACACGCTACAGGTATTACAGGTCAAGTAGAAACCATCATGGCCTACTCTGGAGGCTCTACAGACGAATTATTTGCTATCGCTGATGGCAAAGTATACGATGTAACATCATCAGGCGCTGTAGGGGCTGCTGTGCTGTCTGGGCTAACTAATTCACGCTGGGGTTATTGCAACATTGCAACCTCTGGTGGCAATTTCCTATCTATGGCTAATGGTGTAGATGCACCTCGTAACTATAATGGCTCTACATGGTCTACACCTGCTATAACAGGCGTTACGGCTACTACATTGCGTGACCCTATACTTTACGCTGAAAGACAGTTTTTTATACAAGAAAACAGCCTTAAAGTTTGGTATCTACCAGTAGATTCTATTGCTGGTGCTGCGGCTGCTGTAGACATAGCTTCATTTATGACCAAGGGCGGTTACATTGTAGCTCACGGCACATGGACAATTGATGCTGGCCAAGGTGTAAACGACCACTATGTAATTATGACCAACAAAGGTCAAATTATCGTGTATCAAGGCATAGACCCTACATCAGTTACAACATGGTCTATGGTAGGTGTATGGGATATTGGTGCGCCAATAGGCCCTAGAAGCTTATACAAGTACGCTGGCGATATGCTTATTATTTGCCAAGATGGTGTAGTGCCATTATCAGGTGCTTTGCAATCATCTAGAGTTCAACCTAGGGTAGCCATTACCGATAAAATACAGTTTGCTATTAGTGAAGCTGTAACTAACTATGCTACTAACTTTGGCTGGCAATTAATGTATGTGCCAACTATTAACCAATTATGGTTAAATGTGCCTGTGCAAGAAGGTGTAAATCAACAGCAATATGTAATGAACACTATTACAGGCTCATGGTGTAACTACACCAATTGGAACTCCAATTGCATGGAGATGTTTCAAGACGAGCCTTACTTTGGCGGTAATGGTTATGTAGCTCACGCTTACAATAGCAATACAGACGGTGGCAACAACATTCAATCGTTTGGCTTGCAAGCATTTAACAACTTTAGTGGCGCAGGTACATTAAAACGCTTTACTATGTCACGCCCTATATTAAGGGCTGATGGTTCACCATCTGTTTACGCTGGCGTTAATATAGACTTTGACACAACCGATACATCTACAATCTTAAACTATGTGCCTGTAAACTATGGCGTATGGGATAGTGGTATATGGGATGCGTCTGCATTTGGTGGTTCTCCTACTGTGTATCAAAACTGGCAAGGTCTAAATGGTGTTGGTTATTATGGCGCACCTGTGGTCAAAGTTTTATCAGCGCAGTTAAATGTAAGCTGGGTAGGCACTGACATTGTTATTGAGGGCGGTGCAATCTTGTAATGCTAGTCCAAGGCGAATATGTAGCTCGTTGGGTGATGGAAAAGGTAGGCTCTTATACCGAAAGAATGACTGCTCTTGGTTGGGAAATAGATGGTGTTATTGTTGCTGGAACGGCTTTTGAAAACTGGAACGGCAACAATATGTTTGGCCATCAACGAATAGACTCACCACCACCTAAAGGTTACTGGATTACAGTAGTAGATTACATTTTTAATCAAGTAAAGGTTAAACGCTTTACAGCTACCGTAGAAGCCGACAACCACAAAGCAATAAGCCTCAATCATAAGATTGGGTTTGTAATAGAAACAACTTTAAAAGACGCAGGTCGTAACGGTGATTTACTTATAATGACCCTATGGCCTGAAAACTGCAAAATGTTAAATTGGAGTAAAAAAAATGCTAGGTAAATTTGTGCAATTAAGATTGCAAGGTGTTCGTGACCCATTCATATCAATGGCTAACGGTAAAGCTAAAGCACCACCAGCGCCTGACTATACTGCTGCCGCTAAAGAAACATCTGCTGGCAATTTAGAATCTGCAAGGGCTACTGCTGCTGCTAACCGTACAAACCAAGTTACACCATACGGCAATCTTACTTACACAGCTAACCCAGGCACTGACCCATACGGCAACACTCTTTACACTGCCACACAAACACTATCTCCAGAGCAACAAAAGATTTACCAACAAGAGAGCCAACTTAACGAAGGCTTAATGTCTACAGCTAATAAAGGCTTAAACTACGCTAACGAAATGTTAAGTCAGCCTGGTGTGGATATGTCTAAATTGCCTTCTTACGGCATTAATCCTGGCGAAACATACTCTGACGCTATCATGCGTAGATTAGCACCTCAAATTGCTCAAGAAAGCGAAATGTCTGACGCTCAATTAGCTAACCAAGGTATTGCTCAAGGTACAGAAGCGTATCAAAACGCTAAACGCCAATTAGCTATGAATCAAAACGACCGTCAACTTGCAGCTATTACAAGCGGCATGAATGTTGGCTTAGGTGCAAATCAACAAGCCTTCCAACAAGAAGCTTACAACCAAATGCAACCTATCAATGTTATTAATGCGTTGCGCACAGGTTCTCAAGTGCAAAACCCAAGCTTTGCAAACACTCCAAATCAAGCTCAAACTGCTGGCGCTGATATATTAGGTGCTACACAGGCAGGTTACAACGCTCAATTAGCTAATGTAAATGCACAAAATGCCGCTAGTGGTGGTTTTATGAGTGGGTTAATGGGTCTTGGTGGTGCTGGCATTATGAAGTATTCTGATGAAAGATTAAAAACAAACATTGAAAAAGTTGGCTCATTAGAAAATGGTCTTAATCTTTACTCATACAATTACAAAGATGGCTATGATTTGCCTGAAGGCAAACAAATTGGTGTTATGGCTCAAGAAGTTGAAGCTATCATGCCTGAAGCCGTTGTTGAAATGGACAATGGCTTTAAAGCTGTTAATTACGCAATGTTAGGGGTTTAATATGAGTTTATTTGGTAATCAAGAAGAGATGCCTCAAGACGATACTTTGATGCAAATAGATTTAAAGCGCAAATTAGCTTTAGCTGATGCGTTGCGTCAACAAGAAACTCCTCAAGGTCAAATGGTATCGGGACATTATGTAGCGCCCTCATGGACACAGCATTTATCTACATTAGCTAATAAATATGTAGGTGGTCAACAAGAGAGAGAAGCCATGAAACAATATGGCGATTACAAAACTGCTGAAAACACCAAAATGATTGATGCTCTTAACAAATTTGGTAAAGCTTTTGAGCCTACTACACAAACTCAAACTACTTACGCTCCAGGCGTTGGTAAAGAATTGGCTATTGGTGATACAGTTCAAACTGCGCCTAACTATAGCCCTACAAGCAATGCTAGTGAGATGGTTGCACCTACATCACCGTATGGCACACAAAGCATGACAGGCAACGCTGTTACTTCTGTGCCTACTACTACGACAACAATGGTACAGCCTAATGAAAACACTATTAGACAAGCTTACATAGATTACGCAACAACCACTAAAAAACCTCAACTAATAGAAGCGTTAATGACAGGTGACTTTGACACTATGCGAAAACGCAATGCGCCTTACGAGCTTGCTGCTGGTGCGAAACGCTTTGAAGGTGGAACTAACCGTCTTATTGCAGAAAACCCTAAACAAGACTCCGAGTCTATTTCTAATTTAGAAAAAGAATATCGGTTTGCTCAAAAAGGTGGGTATCAAGGCTCTGTAGAGGATTGGAAACGCATTTCATCAGAAATGACTGACGCACAAAGAGCGCAGTTAGATATTGCAATGGCTAATTTAGGTATAACTAGAAACGAAAGTATTTACAAATATGGCAGTCCAACACCGCCAATGGCTAAACCTAAATCTGTTACGATGAATGATGTAAATGAAACCGCTAGAAATTCTGGCAAATCAACAACGCAAGTAATACAAGACTTTAAAGCACAAGGCATTGCCGTACAAGGAGTTAAATAATGGCTGATTTTTCACAATTACTATACGGTTCAGCACCAGCTGCAACTGCACCAGCAGGTATGAGAACTCCAGGACAAGGCTTGCCAGGCGCTCTTAGAGATAAGGCAATTGATAGAGCTTCAGAAGCTGCTCAAAAGAAATTAGAGGCTAGTTATGAAGTCTTAAACAAAGGCGCACAAAATTTATCTTTATTAAATAAGTTTGTAGACTTAAATACTAAAAGCAGAACTGGCGCTATTCACGAAGGGCTTATGTCATCATTTTTTCCAGAATCATGGAGAGGTGACGATGAAAAAGTAATGAAAAGTATTACTGCTGACATTGCGCCTAATAAGCGTGTTGAAGGTTCAGGTACAACTTCTGATAAAGATATTACATTGTATTTAGAATCATTGCCAAACATAAATCAAGGTGGCGAAGCTAACAGAAAGATTCGCGATACCTATCAGCAACAATACGATAGAGCTAAATCCAAAGTTGATTTCTTGCAAAAATGGTATGACCAAAATGGCAATTTAAATGGCGCTGAATCTGTTTGGTCTTCAAAAAATCCACCTACGCAATATGGTGGGAATAAGCCTGGATGGTCAATTCAACCGATAAGCGGAAACTAAAATGGCTCAACCAACACAAAAATTAATGCAATATAAAGTTACATCCCCTAGTGGGCAAAGCTTTATGGTGACTGCTCCTGAAGGCAGCTCACAACAAAGCATATTGGACTATGTTGAATTAAATGCACAAAAGCAAAAGAACGATGCTTTGCGGTCTGATTTGCAAAACGAGTCATGGTTAAGCCGTAACTTAAAAGGCGTAATGACTGCCCCATCTAATTTGCTTGAAGGTGGAAAGCAGCTTGCACAAGAGTTAATGAATCCACAGCAATATGTGAATCCTAAAACTGGCGAAACATCATTGTACCCTGTTGAGAATTATCAAGCGCAACCTAGGCAACAATACGATACATCTCAAATTAAGAAAAACAGGATTATTGCTGAAGAAGCTCCAGTTGGTGCCATTGCAGGTAATGTTGGTACAGGTTTAGCTGCTGCATTAGTTCCTGGCGTTAATACTAGAGCTGGCAGTATGCTTGCTAGTGGTGTATTTAGCGCATTGCAACCAACGCTAGGCAATGAAAGCAGAGCAGAAAACGCTATTATTGGCGCTTTAACAGGTGGTGCAGTTAATGCTCCACAGCTGCTAGAAAAACCATTAAAGGCTGGCGCTAATAGGTTAATGATGTCTGCAATTAAGCCTGGCAAAAAAGAATTGCAATCTGGAGAAGGTCAAAGAGCTGTTCAAACATTGCTAGAAGAAGGTGTTAACCCGACTTTAGGCAGAACATGGCTTGGTCGAGGATTAGATACATTAGAATCAAAAATTGGCGCTCTAAATGATGAAATATCAGGCATTATTCAAAACTCAACAAAAACTATTAGCAAAGATGCGGTTATTGGGTATTTAGATGACTTAATGGAAAAAGCTAAATACTCTTTAGCTCCAGATGCTGACATGGCTGCTGTTCAAGCTGTAAAAGACCAATTTATTGCACATCCACTAGTTAAAGGTAAAGATATACCAGTTCAATTGGCGCAAAAATTAAAACAAGGTACATACAAATCAATCGGCACTAAAAACTTTAATGAAATCGGCGGCTCTACTAAAGAGGCATTAAGAGCTGGGGCTAAAGGACTTAAAGAAGGTGTAGCTAGTGCGGAGCCAAGTGTAGCTGCATTAAATGCTAAAGAGGGAGATTTAATCAACGCATTAGATGTAGCTGAATCTAGGGCTTATACTGCGTTAAAAAACAATCCTGCTGGTATTGCTGGGTTGGCAGGAAATCCTGCTCAATTTGCTGCAATGATGGCAGATAGAAGTGATGCTTTTAAAGCCTTAATTGCTCGTATGATGTATCAAACAGGCAAAGCGGTAGGAAAGATACCTCAAGCTACAAACAAAGGTCTTGTTGGAGTTCCCATGGCTTCTGCTTTAACTTCATATAATCAGTTAAACACAGACTCAGATATATTGAACAGAAATGAAACGCTTAACAACCCTGCACAAACAAAGAAAGCTCGTAAAATAGGTAAATTGTTAATGCAAAATGCAAACCAAGGGGAAAAATAATGGCAAGAAACGGCAGTGGGGTATATTCTTTACCAGTAGGTAATCCTGTTATTACGGGAACTACAATTTCCTCAACTTGGGCTAATAATACATTAAATGATATTGCGTCAGCTCTTACAGCATCGCTTACATCAGACGGTCAAACTACACCAACGGCTAACTTGCCTATGGGTGGGTATGTGTTGTCAGGTGTAGGCTCTGCTACGCTGCGAACTCAGTCAGCTTCAGCAGGTCAGATACAGGATTCTGTATTTCAATACTTAACAGGCATTAGTGGCACAGATACTATCGTTGCTACAGCTGCTTTAGGTATGACGGCTTATGCTGCTGGTCAAGTGTTTAGGTTTATTGCGTCAGGAACTAACACAGGCGCTGTGACAATTAACATCAACGCTATTGGCGCTAAAAACATTACTAAGAATGGTGCAATTAGCTTAGTTGCTGGTGACATTACATTAAACGCTATTGTGCAAGTGGTTTACGATGGCACGCAATTCCAGTTAGTAGGAATAGGTGGTGGTGGTGGTGCTACTGGTGGTGGTTCAGATGAAGTGTTTATTGAGAACGACCAAGTAGTAACAACAAGCTACTCAATACCTGCAACCAAAAATGCAATGACTACTGGGCCTATAACTATCAATTCAGGCGTAACTGTAACCGTTCCTGGCGGTTCACGCTGGGTAGTATTGTAGAGGTTATGATGGAAACTCAAAACTTAATCAACATTGTAGGCGGTACAGTTCTTTCTGTTTTAGGCTGGTTTGCTAGACAGTTATGGGATGCCGTTCAAGACCTTAAGCGTGATGTAAAAGCCATTGAGGTTGACCTACCTACATTTTATGTTCGTAAGGAAGACCTAGAGGCTAGGCTAGACCGTTTAGAGGCCGTTCTTAACCGTATATTTGAGAAGCTTGACCACAAAGCTGACAAATGAACCAACAACAAAAATTAGAGGCATTATTTGACAAGTTGGTAGGTCAAAGAATTGAAGAAGTGGGTATTGACAACGATGAGTTTGTAATGTATACAGAGGATGGCACTTGCGTAGTGCTTTTCTCTGATGAGGACTTACAACTATATTATGAGCTTCCTGACAAAACCCACTAAGACACACTTCGTGTTGCCTGATGTTCAGGCTAAAGATGGAAATGACTTTACATTCCTAACCTGCATAGGTAAATACCTTGTAGACAAAAAGCCTGATGTAATTATATGTATAGGGGACTTCGCTGATATGGAGTCCCTTTCTTCTTATGATGTGGGTAAAAAGTCATTTGAAGGTCGTAGCTACCAAAAAGATATTTGGGCTGCTAGAGAGGCTATGGATGCCCTTCTACAGCCTATATATGACTACAACAAACAAGCTAAAAGTTTTAAACACAAACAATACAAACCTCGTATGGTGCTGACTTTAGGCAACCATGAAGACCGTATTAATCGTGCTATCAACGAGGATAGGAAGCTAGACGGCCTTATCTCTATTGATGACCTGCCTTATCAAGATTGGGAAGTTATCCCATTTTTAGAGGTAATAGTGATTGACGGTATAGCCTACGCTCACTACTTTACATCGGGTGCTATGGGCAGACCTATTGGCTCTAGTGCAGCATTACTATCTAAAAAGCACATGAGTTGTTTTGCTGGTCATCAACAAGGTAGGCAAATTTCTTACGCTATGAAGGCTAACGGCCAAGAGATGACAGCCATTATCTGTGGGTCTTGCTACGAGCATAATGAGGATTACTTAGGCGCTCAAGGCAACAATCACTTTCGTGGGTGCTACATGCTATATGATGTAGAGGATGGCCGTTTTGACGAATTGCCACTAACACTTAAATATCTTAAGAGTAAGTATGCCTAGCCCTTTGGGGCTTTTTTTGTAGGTAAAATATGAAACAGATTAAGCTATGTGAGTGTTGCGGTGAGCCTTATGAGATAGACGATGCTGACATAGATTTTCATGTTTGCCATGAGTGTAATGTTTACGATGAAGATTTAATTGGAATTATTGATATTGAGGATGAAATATGATTGGTGAATTTATAGCAACATTGTTTTTAGCTAGGGATGTAGCGCACAGAGAACATCTACGCACTAAAAGTTATTCTCAACACAAAGCATTAGGTCATTTTTATGAAGACATAGCAGAGTTAGCAGACAAGCTAACAGAAGCCTATCAAGGCCGTCATGGAATCATTAAAGAGATACCCATACTGACTGAGGAAGAAAAGTATAAAGAGCCTATCTACTGCATAGCTGAGAAACTAGCTTACATTGAGAAAAATCGTTACAAGTGCATACCTAAAGATGACTCTGCATTACAGAATATCGTGGACGAGGTAATCGGTGAGTTTTTAAGCCTAATCTACAAGTTGGAAAACCTTAAATGAAGTTGAGCGAGCATTTTACGCTTGAGGAGCTAACCTTCTCACAAACAGCAGTTCGTAGTGGCATTAACAATAACCCATCCCAAGCAGTTAAAAACAACCTAAAAACACTAGCTGACAACCTTGAGAAAATACGCACATTCTTAGGCCATCCATTACGGATTAGCTCTGCCTTTCGTTGCATGGAGCTTAATCGCAAGATAGGCGGCTCTGTCAACTCTGCTCACATGGACGGTCTAGCTGCTGACTTTACTTGCGCTGGATTTGGCAAGCCTATTGATGTAGTAAAAGCTTTATTTAAGTCTGGCATTAAAGTAGACCAAGTAATTGAAGAAGGCGTTTGGGTTCATGTATCGTTTGACCCTAAAATGCGTCAGCAATTCTTAACGGCAACCTTTATAAACGGTAAACCATCTTACAAACCTTTTAAGGAGTAATTATGAAAGCATTTTTATTAGCTCGTGGCAAAGAATCATCTACATGGAGGGGCCTAGTAGCCCTTTTAACAGCCGTAGGCTTGACTTTATCACCAGAGCAAGGTGAAGCTATTGTCGCACTCGGTTTAAGCGTTATAGGCGCTTTAGGCGTGTTTACAGCAGACAAATGAAATACCTATTAGCAATCATAGATAGGCTGCTTGCTCTATACCAAGAGTGGGCAGCTAAAAGGGAGCAGAAAGATGTGCAACAAGAGAGTGAGCAAATTGAGGCAGCTCCTGCTGATTGGTTTGAGCAGCACTTTGATAGCTTGCACGACTACCATGCCAAAGCCGTATCCCCTCAAACCGACCCTCAACATCCAAAAGGTTGATGGCGGTATGTGTCTAAGCAAAGAGGACACAGCAAAGCTTGGTAAATATATACTTGAATTGGAAAGACGATAATGGCAGATAAAAATCAAGCCTTGGCAAAAGCTTTACGCACATCATCAAGCGAGCCTCAATACATAAGAGGTAATTTGTTGCCTTTTAAGAAAGACATTAAAACAAAAGAAGTTTCTTTTGGCATGCCTACTGTAGCTCAAGGTTTAATAGATGCTTTAACAGCTCCATACAGGGCTATGAAAGGCGAAATTGATGTTGATTCTCCTCAAGGTGTGCAAGAGGCGCTAAACTTTGGTTTAAATATGATGGGCGGTGGATTTGGTTCAACGGCTGTAAAGCCTGTTCAATCTGGTTCTCTTGGAATGTTTATTGGCAGAACTTCCCCATCATGGAACGCAGCAAAAGCAAAACAAGCTGTTGAACTTGAAAAAGCTGGATTAACACCACAAAAGATTTGGTCGCAAACTGGAACTGTTCGTGGTGCTGATGGAAAATTAAGGCAAGAAATTTCTGATGTTGGCGCAACAATTACTGACAATGTATACGAAGGCATTAAAAAGAATAAAAATTTTACTGGAGATTTAAATAAAGCATTGCAACATGAAGAGCTTTATAAAGCATACCCAGAGATAAAAGATATTTCTACTACTGCATACGCCTCTCCGCTTCCTGAAGGCTCTTATCACGATGCTACACGAACAATAACTATTGGCGGCCCTTCAACTGGTCATCAAAAATCATCTGCTTTGCATGAAGTGCAACATGGAATACAAGATATAGAAGGTTTTGCTAGAGGTGGAAGCCCTGCAGATATGCGTCAAACTGCTTTAGATATGTTGCGTAGAGATGTAGCAAGCGGAGAAATAGCATCAACTGAACAAGCTATGGAAATGCTACCTATGGCTCAACAAAATGCTTATAGACGAATAGCTGGTGAAGCTGAAGCTAGGCTAACTCAACTTAGGAGAAATTTAACTCCAGAACAAAGGTTACAGTTTTTTCCCTATGATGAAGGTAAAGATGTATATGGGTTAGATGTCCCATTTCAATCATTAATTGTTCGTTAATCAGTATTTTCACTAGACCGCATTAATAGTCCTACCGATGTGCAAAAAGCCTAATTCTGTTACTATGTATCTTACAGTATACATTTCGTATGCTTTGTAAATTAGGAGATACATTATGTGGACAACTCCAGCAGCTACAGAAATGCGTTTTGGCTTTGAAGTTACTATGTATGTTATGAATAAATAATTAAACGCAAAAAAGTGATATATAGGCGGTTAAGCCGACATTAGAGGATGTAGTAAGTAACGAGTTTTTCGGCTTTCTGCGTTACATGTAACAACTACCAAATCTACGCCTTACTTGTTTTATAAGCAATAAACAAACCACAAGCTAGACCCAGCCCAAAAGCTGTTGAATAGCACAGCACATACTCAATTATCGTTTGTAACATCGTATACCGTCCGTAAGATTAATTCACAGTAGTGAATAGCCTTTCTAACATCGTCAGCACCATTCTTAGCATGATGCCTGGATATATACTTAACCACATTCCCCTCAAGAAAAGTTAGGTTGTTAGCCACTATAAACTCTACTGGCTGTATGGCCATACTAGCGTAGTGATTGCCACCCACTTGTTTCATTAAAGCGTCCACTTGCTCCATAGACTCTTCCCATGCTTGCTCTGACATACCATCACTCATACCCTATTCCTGACGGGCCGTTCTGCCCAATAATATCCATGCGTTTCTCGTCCTCTTCAGTCCACCAAGCTGGGTCTTTCTTTAATGCCTCTGTTAGCACGGCAATAAAGCCTCGCTCAATTAACCATCGTTTAGCATCGTCATCCATGTCTATTTCACAAATAGCACTGCCATCATCGTTTTCTTTTATGTGTTTTACATTAATAATCATTTGTTCCTAGCCTCCCTAGCATCTCGTTCCGCTTCCCCTTGAAACCGTAGGTAGATATTCTCAATCAACTGGCCTAAGTTACTGTTTGTCGTATTAGGCACACTCAAGACTATTCTACGCACAGTTTCGCCAAAACTTTCTACATTCTTATCGTCTAGCTTTTCCATTCAGGGTCTACCTCCGCTGTGTAGTAAGTCAACAAAACTTTACAAGCTTTGATGTTTGCCTTAAACATAGCTTTGTCATCTTTATGGTAAGACCTTTCTAAACTCATCTCGCTGTCCATTAATTCAGCTTTAAGCAAAGTTATAAACAAAGCTTCACGAATGTCTAACAACAAATTAT